AGTGCGTAATCATGCAGAAGAGTTGGAACGCCGTTTAGAAGTTTTGTCAGCAGACAAGACAGAGGCTCCAACTGCACCAAAATTCCGTTCATACGGAGAATATGTAAAGTCAGTAGCAACAGGTGAAGACTCAGGTCTAACACTTGCTCGTGCCTTTGCAGACACACACTCAGTAATGGCAGACAGCATTCTTAAGAACGCATGGGTAAATGAAACTATCCGCATTCTTGACAATGGTCGTCCAACATACAATGTATTCACATCAGCACCACTTCCAGCAGATGGAATGACAATTGAGTACCCACTACTAAATTCTGATTCTTCTGCAATTGAAGAGCAGGTAGCAGAAGGAGACGAACTTACATTTGGTAAGATTGACCTAACTTCAGCAACTGCAAACATCAAGACTTATGGTGGTTACACAGCCATGACACGCCAGTTGATTGAGCGTTCATCAATCGCATATGTTGATGCAGCATTCCGTGCAATGGCAGCAGCATACGCAAAGAAGACAAACAATGTCGTTAAGGCATACATCAACTCATTGTCAGGAACATCAACATCTTCAGTTGCTGCATGGTCAGCAGATGCAATCATTGAGATGCTTGCAGACTCAGCAACAAAGGTAAACAACGAAACAGGAAAGGCATTGGAGTTCATCCTTTGCTCATCTGATGTATTCAAGCAACTTGCTAAGCAGGTTGATGGTGTTGCTCGTCCAATCGCAGCAGCAACAAATCCTTCAAACGGATTTGGTTCAATCAACCCAGTTGGTTTGACTGGAAACATTGCAGGTCTTCCAATCGTTGTAGACCCATCACTTGCAGCAGGAACACTTCTAACAGGTGCTTCTTCAGCAATCACAACTTACGAATCAGCAGGTGCACCTTTCCGTCTCAATGATGGAGATATCACCAATCTGACACAGCAATTCTCAGTGTATGGGTACCTTGCAGTTGCAGGACATGACCCTAAAGCACTTGTAAAAGTTGCAAATCCACTGGACTAATTAGGGGAAATTAAATGGACTGGACTGACCTCAAAGCGTATGTAGGTGCTTCTGACTTGGATAACGAGTTTGCAGAAGAGTGCTGGGAAACGGCTACTGACTTAATTGCATCTTATGTGCAATCAACAAAGGTGCCTACTCAGATTCTAAAGCGTTGCTACCTTGAGGTTGGTTCAGAACTATTTCATAGACGCTCTGCTCCTATGGGAATCTCGCAGTATTCAGCATATGACGGAGCACCTATCCGTATTGCAAGAGACCCATTAGCAGGTGTCTATCCACTACTTAATCGTTACATGGTGAGGTTCGCATGAACATAGCAGGAATCAAAGATGATATAGCAGATATCCTTTTAGAAGAACTGCAAAATGTTTATAAGTATTCACCAGCAAGACCTACTGCACCTTGTGCAATCCTTGAAGCAGGTATCCCATTCATCAGTGTTAATGATGATGAATATGATGCAATCTATTCAACTAACTGGAGAATTCTTCTTCTTGTTCCAACAGCACAAAATGATGTTGAGACAACAGGACTGGATACTTTGTTAGGTGCACTAATCCCATTGATTTGGGCAAACACGGCAGTATCAAAATTAGATGTTGATAAGCCATTCCTCACTGAGGCTAATGGAGCAACATATTTAAGTACACACATTAACATCACTATAGATTCACAAGGAGGTCAGTAATGACAAGATTAAAAGGAAAGAGCATTGTATTTAAAGTTGGTGGAACCGACTATGCAGGCTCAGTAAAATCAGTAGTTTTCTCATCAGCAGTTGGAGAAATGGGTTTTGGAGATTATGCAGACTCACTTGATTACACATGTGCAGTAACAGGATTCCAAGATTTCGCAGCAGCATCTCTATGGACTTCATTGTTCACAAATCCAGGAGCATCACTTTCTCTTGTATTTGCACCACACGGTAATGCAACGCCATCAACAACACAGCCACACTTCACAGCAACAGGATATGCAGAAGCAATTCCTGATATGGGTGGAGCAGCAGGTGAATACTTTACATATGACTTAACTATCAAACTTGATGGTAAGCCAACAAAAGTAACTGCTGGAGCGTAATTAGGTCGCAATGGCAGAGTACACAGTCTCAGTCAAAGGACTAAGAGAAGTAGTTAGAAGTTTCAATCAGTATGAAGGTGCTATCAAAGACCTGAAAGAGGCTAACTACGCTATTGGTTCAAAGGTATCTAAGACTGCCTCTGCTATTGCACCAAATGAAACAGGTGCTCTTGCTGGTTCTATCAGAGCAAACAGAGCAAAGCAGAAGGTCCAAATCAAAGCAGGTGGAGCAGCAGTTCCATATGCAGGTGTTCAGGAATATGGATGGGCACAAAGAAATATCAAGGCACAACCATTCCTAAGAAGAGCAGCATGGACTGAAAGAAATTATGTGAAAGAGCAGTACACACAAAACATCCAAGCAATTGGAAGAAAATATATAGGAGGCAGGATATGAATATAGGAAATTTAAAGATGAAGGACCTTGCAGAAGTTGAGAAACTTTCAGGGTACAACATGGATGAGTGGGAACACTGTCCTAAAGTGCAATTAACAATGGCAATTGCATACATAACAGGTAAGAAGATTAATCCTGACTTAACTTGGGAACAGGTTGAGAACATGAGCATTGAAGAGATGAACACTCTTACAGGAGAAGAAGACCCAAAAGTCACTACCTCTTAGAACTAATGGGTGGGTTCTGTGCAGCCACAGGATATACACCAACACAATTCTGGGAGTTAACAAGTGAAGAGTACCAATACATATTGGAAGGAGTGAACAAGCAAAATGGCTAATACAATTGTAGTTGACATTGTTGCGGATACCCGCAGTCTTGTTAAAGGTGTTAAAACCACCAACCAACAACTTGGCACTCTTAATACAACAGCATCTAAGTTAACTTCTGGATTTGGATTAGTAACTAAAGCATTAGCAGTTATTGCAGGTGCTAAGTTTATTTGGACTATTGTTCAGGACTTTGAAAAAGAACAGATAGCCTTTGCAAAGATTAAAGATTTGTTTGGTAAAGATGCAGATGAGATTGTAGACAAGATAAATACACTCTCTGTAAAATTCAAGGTAGATGATGGAGATATAGCCAATACCCTTGTAGGTCTTGCTAACTCCACAACAATTAGATACAGAGGCATCCTTGATGAGATAGCAACCCTGTCACTCTTTGCTAATAACCAGAACCCTGACAAGGGTATAGACACCTTTGCTGCAGCATGGACTAAGGCATTGAGAGGTGGCAAGTTATTAGGTGGAGACGAGATATCTAAGTTTGGTCTTGCTGGTCAGTTAAGCCAATCAGAACTTGAGAACTTCACCAAACTAAAGACCATTACAGAACAGGTCAAGTATCTATACAAGGTTCTGCAAGATGACATTAATGAAGATTTAAAGTTCACAACCACACAAGAATTACAGTATGAGTTAGAAGGATTAAAGGATGTTCTTGGAGAACTCCTTTTGCCAGTTTTGAAGTTAGCAGTTCCACTGATGAAAGACTTTGTAGACCTACTTACATACAAGGACCCAAAAACAGGGGAAACAAAACTTCATGATGAAGTAAAACTATTAGCAGCAGCATTAGGAACACTCTGGACTGTAGGTAAGTTGTCTGCAGTAGTTGCTTCAGCAGAAGCAGCAGGAACCTCATTAGGACTTATCTCCAAGGAACTCAAAGCATTCCCATCATTACTTAAGGGACTCACCTTCCCTGAAATACTTGCAGCATTTGGCATTCTCATAAAGAGCATCTGGGACAAGTTAGGTAAGTTTTCCAAGGGATTGGTTGTCTTCTTCATTGTTGAGATAGGTGAGAGGGTAGCAAGAGAGATTGTAAAACTCTTCCCTAACACTTGGCAAGAAGTTGGTAACAAGATTATTGATGGCATCATGCTTCCTCTTAAGGACCCAGTTAAGGCAGTTACAGAAATTGTAAAGAACTTCTGGAAGGGCTTGAAGAGTGCAATTATTGAATGGGGTAAGTCAATCTTTATGATTGCATCTCCATCAAAGGTAACTGAACAGTTAGGTAAAGACATTGTTGCAGGTATCTTTGTAGCCTTTAATCCACTGAATTATGTTTCACAGATAGCAAGTTTCTTTAGAAATCTTCTTACCAACATGATGACTCAGATTAAACTAATCTCTTGGTCCTCATTAGGAACAGCCATTATCAATGGTCTTGTAAGTGGTATGCAGTCTCTTGCCTCAGCACCACTTAGTTTTATTGGCACACTTGCCAAGAACATGAAAGACAGATTCAAATCATTATTCAATATCTCTTCACCATCAAAGGTTATGGCTGGGTATGGTGCAAACCTTATGCAGGGCTTAGCAATGGGTATCAGAGGTAATGCAGGTTTAGCAGTAGCAGGAATGGGTTCTATTAAGTTACAGCCTCCTACTGTTGGTTCAAGGGGCAGTGGAGTCAACATAACCATCAATGCTGGAATAGGCACTGACCCTTATGAAGTAGGCAGATATGTTAAGTCTGCACTTGATAAGTACGCAGGTGTCAACGGCAGATGAGACTACAAGACGAATTAACATTAGAACTTAGAACCTTTATTGATGGTCTGTTTACCCTTGGTACAGACAGAATCAATGAGGCAGTAATTGCTTCAGATGAAGAACTTGAAGATGACACTCAGTATGAGTGGACTTCTATTCTGGATGGCGTTCTATCTATAAACATTAAAAGAGGTGTTGACTCTTACACAGGAGCCTATGCACTTCCAGTTCCTAATGTAGGTGTGATGCATGTAATCACAACTAACAAGTTAGTAGACCCTAATGTCAATGCTTACATGGTTCCTAAGACCAAGGTACGCCTACGCAGGGGTGATGAAATTATCTTCCAAGGAAGAATGAATAATCAGTTTGTTGATTACAGAAGTGACAAGGACAACCCTCTCATTACATTTGATGTGATGGACCCTATTGCAGACCTACAGCAAACAATGACTAAGTTATCAAGCATCAGTGCACACGGTAGTCAAACATGGAGTCAGAGAATCAATACTCTGTTTTCTAATGCAGGTAAAGAAGATATGCCTAAGAGCATCTACGGTGGTGGCAAGGTAAGCCATGGCTATTGGAAAGATAACAAGACTCTATGGGAGTCACTCATCCTTGCATCTGATACAGAAGGTGGCTTCTTGTTTTATGACAAAGAAGGAACTCTTCACTGCTACGCATCAGAGACTATCCCTACTGGCACAACCCTTATGGAGTTCAACAATGAGGACACCACTAAGTATGGGTACAAGAACATCTCTCTTGACTACAACATCCAATCCACCATTAATGAAGTACAAGGTCAGAACACTTACGGCTATTACAAGAAAGAGTTCCAAGAAGATGCAGATGCAGGTATTGGAGGATTTGTAACTACTGAGGCTGTTGAGACAGACACTATGGAGCCTGTCAGAAGACAAGCACTAATCAACAGGTATGGAACTAATGCATTAAACATTGACACAAACTTTAATTTACAAGAAGACCCTAATGCTCACACATCATGGGCAAATAGCATTCTTAACAAATGGCAGAAACCAACTCCACTGGTTAAGGAAATTGAATGGGACGGTAAGAAAAACCCTTCATTAGCAGCATCTTCAGAGATATTGGACAGAATCAAGGTTCATCATAAGACCAACACATTTACTTATGACGAGTCATTAACAACTATTGGTATTCAACATACCTTTGATGCTGACCAAGATACATGGAGAGTAAAATTTATATTGTTTCCAAGGAGTAGATTTATATGACAATTAGATATATTGAATTTGCAGACGGTAATGTTCTTACAGCAGAACAACTACTGGATGTACAAGATAATGGTGTTGTACAAGTAGACACCTTTGCAGAACTAACAGGATTAAGCACCCAAGTTAATGCAGCCTATGTAGAAGCAGACCATGCCTTCTATGTTAAGAAGGCTGATAACTCATGGGGTTCAGTAGGTGGACTTGCAGTAGTACAAGCAGCAGCACCATCTGCACCACAGGTAGGACAGATTTGGTTTGATACAGATGCAGTGTTACCTAATCCTGCTAAGTATTCTTATGAGGGTACAGAAACTATTACCAACACAGGTACCTACCAAGCACTTGCAAACCTAACAGGAGTCACAGTTACATTAACTGAACCTGCTTGGGTACATGTTTCTTATGGAGTTGTAGAACCAGTAGGTGATAACACAGCAGGTGTTAACTATGGAGTCCAACTATCAGGTGCCACCACAAGGGCAATGGGAGCAGCAGATGCAGCAACATCTTTTGTTGTAGGTAAGAACTCAGCATCAAATGATTTCTATGCAATATTTAACGCAGGTTCAACAGTAGTTACACCTGTGGCAAGAAAGACAGGTGCAGGAACTGTTTCAGTAGTTAACCCTTACATGAACATTGCACCAATCAGGTGGTCATAGACACATGCAAAAGGTCTGGGATGGCAGTAACTGGGTAACGCAGAAAGCACTTAAGGTGTGGAATGGGTCTGCTTGGATTACTAACTCAAAGTTAAAGGCAAGAACAAGTATCTCTTGGTTGCCTACTGCTGTTTCAGATGGAGATGTTTCACAAGTAGTTAAGTGGTCTATAGAGGCTCCTACTCCACCTCCACCTCCACCTCCTGTTACTCATCCTGTTCCTGATTTAGATTTGAAGACCACAACAGAACTCAACACAATTCTTGACCCACTTAATTTTGGCTACACAATTGCAGGGTATGAAACAACAAATATTCTCAGTAGAGATGACAAGGTAGTTATTGATTCACAGATACCTGCAGCAGGAGAAGCATTAGCAGAGTTCAGCAATGTCTCTGTAAAACTCTATAACTTTGTACAACCAACAACCATTGTTCCAAATGTTGGGGGACTACTTAAGAGTGCAGCAGACCAAGCCATTGTTGCAGCAAACCTTGTAGTGGGAAGTCCATTAGAAACCATAGAAACTTATGACTCTTCCCTTGTTGGAAAGGTAGTAGCAGGTTCTCAGTTCCCTCAAGCAGGTACAGAACAAGACCAAGGCACCTCAGTTATCTATGACTACTATGTACAGAAAGCATTTGTAACAGTACCTAATTTAGTTAACACAGATGAAGACGATATCTACACAACCCTGTCTGCCCTGAACCTTTCTGTAGGTACAAGAACTACAGAAGCCACAGCAAATGCTGCATCAGATGGAAAGATTAAGTCAACCTTCCCTGTGTCAGGTACTCAAGTTCAGACCAACAGCAGCGTTAACTACACAGTTTATGTGAACACTCTTGCCACAGTTCCAAGTTTGGTAGGGCTGACCCAAGCACAGGCAGACACAGCATTACAGAATGCAAATCTCTTCTCTGGAACAGTGTCAAGCATAGAAACAACTGTTGTAGCAAATGAAGGCAAGGTAGCAAGTCAGGCTACTCCAGCAGGTTCAACAGTTGCTAAGTTCTCAGGAATCAACTTTGCAGTCTATGTACCTAACACAACAATTGCAGTTCCTTCATTAGTAGGACAGACACTCCAGAATGCAAATAATGCTCTAAACACAGCAGAACTGGTAGGTAATCCAACAACTGTACCTACTACCAATACATCACTACATTTAACAATTAAGTCTCAATATCCAAATGCAGGAACCATTGTCAATGTTGGAAGTACAGTCAATGTTGAAGTTTGGGTGCCTATGCCTACATACACAGTCCCCAGCATTATTGGCTTTACTCCTTCATCAGGTGCTATTGATGCTAACTTCACATGGGGAAGTAATCAAAGTGGTAGCAATGTTTTCACACAGACCACATCTGATTTTGGCAAGGTAGCAAGTCAGTCACCTGCAGCAGGTACATCAGCAGTAGCACAAGCAATTAATTACGGTGTCTATGTAGATGGAAGACCAGTAGTTCCAAGTGTGGTTGGTCAAACACAGTCATCTGCACAAACAGCAATTTCAAATGTAGGACTCAACTATTCAACTACATTCCAGAATCAAACATTCAGTGGTCAAGCAACAGCAGGAACAGTTGCAAGTCAATCTGTGGCAGGTGGAACAAGACTTGCTTCAGGCTCAACAGTATCTATCGTGGTTTGGAATGCATATGTTCCACAGCCACAACCAAGAACAGGAACAGTCACAGTAGGAGATAACACTTACAGTGGTGGAAATGTTGCACTTGATTGGACATTCCAAGCACATTACAAAAATCTTCAATCTTCAGGTACCAGAGTTGCTACAAGTACATGGCAAAACCTCACAGGTAATGCTGGTTATTGGTCTTCTACAAACGGTAAAGAGGGAATGATGTTTAAACTCAACCCTTCTACTGTAGATAGTTACATTAAATCAAACATTACTTCTAATCAGCCTTACACAATAACTGGAATTACTTTGAGAGTGCAGGTTGGTGGATTAGGTAATAATGGTAAAACATGGAACTTGGATTGGTTGCCAAGCCTTCCTTCTTCTGCTCCTTCAACTCTGACTGATTCTCAGATTACTAATACTCAAACATGGTCAGGAATTAATAACAATGGTTTGAGACCCATTGCTTTGAATAGTGGATGGAGAGAGTATGTCTGGACATATGGCTACCCACTAATCATTTCAGCAAGAACAGATGCTTTGAACTCAGCAGTGACTTACGGACAAATTACAGGTGTCCACATGACTGCAAATCTATCTTGGACGGTGTATGAATAAATGAAGATATACGGAGTTAGCACTACAAGAGGTGGTGCAATAACAAACAATAACTATACAAACATTGCAGCAACAGGGCAGGACAATGGACTCAACTACCACTATTGGTATCCAGTTCCTATCCCTACAGGTACCAACTCATTATTCACAGGGCTTACAACATCTCAGGTAGATGCAATTGTGACTCCTTATTCAATTACAAATGCAGATAACACAGCAGCCTTAGTACAAGAGAGAATGATTCTTATTCACAATGACTCACCACAGGCTAAGAACAATGTGAAGGTAGTCATTTCAGACCAGCAGTTAACAGGTGGAGTAGCAGAGATAACTCCTTGGAATTTGGCAGGGACTGAAGAGATTCAGGGCTACTCATCAATAGAAGTACTAACAACATTACCTACTGACTACAGAGCAGATAAGGCTTACATCAAAGCAAACTTTGCTACCACTGGACCAGTAGAAGTATCTAAACAAATAAGCATTTCAATGGCTCCATGGGGATGGTACGCAGCAGCCCTACGCCTATATGTAGTAAAGGACCAAGCAGTAGAAGAAGACTTCTGTGTAATTGCTACAGAAACAACCTAAGTTTCCTACCCTGCCTGTAGGAAAACCTTACCCCTCCCACCATGTCTGATAACTAAGGGAGGGGTTTGGTCTTTCTCCTAATCTTTATTTGGCAGGGCATCCACAAAGTCAGTGTTATTAACCTGAGCATATATCTGCATAGTTGTATTAATAGTCTTATGTCTCATCTGCTTCATAATGACATTAGCAGGAACATTTCTTTTAACCATGTCAGTAGCAAACCAATGTCTAAGCATATGAGGATTGATTCTTACCTTCTGAGTGTGTCCTAATGACTGACAATTAGTTGTAACTCTCTTAGTAGGTATTCCCTTTTGCCAATAGTCTTCCTTCTTCATAGCCAAGACTTCAAGGGCTAACCATTCAGGAATCATTACCTTGCCTAAAGTTTTGGGGGAACCAAGAGATACACCATCCTGACTAAAGGCTCTATCAACATTAATCCAGTAATGATTACCCTCCTTCTTTACCTGAGAGGGAACAAGAGCACAAGCCTCTCCTACTCTAAGACCTGCATACATACACAAATAGAGAATCCTTCTGTACTTAGTACTCTCAATTAACTCATGGATTATTTCCTTGGGAGGGAAGTCATAGGTCTTAGGTATACCCATTACTACTGGCATCTGCTTAAAGTTATAGTCAAAGATATTACGCATATAGCCTGAGTAGCATCTCTTCACATTCTGGTTGATGATGGCTTCAATCCTATTCCAGCAAAGGTTAGGAGTTACTTCTTCATACTCCATATCCCATAGGTCTAACTTCTTCAAACATCTCACCATATTTACCTTGGTTTGATATCTATATGGATGGTCCTGAATGAACTCTTCAAAGTATTGACTTACTAACATGTCTTTCTCCTATGCACATAGTGGGGCTACATTAAAGAATTGTTAATAAGTGTGTATTGTTTACATATGCAAGAAAAAGAAGTACACGCAATAATGCTCTCCTTTTACGTCCACATCCCGTACTGCATTAAGCGCTGCGGTTACTGCGACTTCAATACTTACAAACTTTTTGCAGTAACTTAAAACAATACACACACTATTAAGTTTTCTTTGTTGTGTGTACTTCCTTAACTCTTAAGGTAATACCTACACAACTTCATGCATAGAAAACATAGCACACTATGGGGCTAATACCAGTTCTTTGAGCGTAAATGCCCTAATGCGAGACAAGTGTTGCCTTTATATCTGTGATTGATATACCTATCAAACCTCACCACTTGTTCTTTCATGGATAGTTTTTTGTCAATACGCATAAGTTGAAACAAACCATATGCACCAGAGGAACTGTTGGTTGAATGTAGGTTGTAGTTACTCTCTATCTTTACTAACTCTAAAGTGCATACTACTTCTTTTTGACTCATCCCCGCATTTGTCAGCATCAGGGTTAAAGCCACTATGACCTCTAACAAAGGACTACTCCTCTGGGAGAGTCACCTCTTGTGGTAGTTCCACCTCAGCCTTCTTAGACTCTTTCTTACTTGATTTAGTCTTAGGCTTAGACAAGGCATAATCCCAGTCTTCTGCAGGGATTAATTCCCCATTGTAATAAACAGTATTCATTTCTTCTCCTTAGAGGCTATGAGCAGGTAGATAGAATCAACCCTCTCTTCCAGCCTTGTTATCTGGTCTTTCATACTTGACCCACTGTTTGGTCTTAGTTCAGATAAGAACTTAGTAATCATCCATTTAATTAATCCAAACATGGACCCCAATATCAGTACCGTTGCAGATGCAAGGGCACCTATTAGTTCAGCGTTCATTTCTCTCCATAGTCAACATACCTATATTTTACAATTGAGGTAGTTCAGCAAATCTGGAGGGACTACAAAATGGAAATATTAGACTTAACTCCACCACAATTAGAGTGGAGAATCTACGCAGGTGACAAGAGCACCTTCAATGTATTGGTACTGGACAATGCTGAACAAGCAGTAGACATATCCGCATATGACTTTGAAGCGATTCTAAAAAATAAAACAGGGGTAGAAATAGTGAATCTGACTGTGACAGTCGCTGGTAACTCAATAACACTTGAAGTACCAGTTGAAGAGACTGCTGCACTTGTAAATGAGAAGTGCTTCTTTGATTTGCAAGGTACAAGCCCTGAAGGTGTAACAACATTCCTCAAGGGAACACTGTTTGTAGAGGGAGATGTGACAAACTAATGAAATCTCAAATTAAAATAGTTTCACCAAGCGAGGCAGTACTTTATACAAGTTCTCTAAATACTCTCTCAGGTCCTAAAGGTGACACAGGAGATACAGGACCTCAAGGTCCACAAGGCATTCAAGGAATTAAAGGGGACACTGGATTAACTGGTAACACAGGAGCAACTGGTAACACAGGTGCTACAGGTGCAGTGGGTGCAACAGGACCAACAGGTCTACAAGGTATTCAGGGAATAAAGGGAGACACTGGAAATACAGGTCCAGCAGGTCCCCAAGGAATACAAGGTGTAAAAGGCGATACAGGTAACACTGGAGCACAAGGTATTCAGGGTGAGACTGGATTAACTGGTCCCCAAGGTATTCAGGGCGAAAAAGGTGACACAGGATTAACAGGACCACAAGGTCCTCAAGGAAATATAGGTCCTCAAGGACCACAAGGTGAGACTGGTTCCCAAGGACAAGCAGGTGCATCTGTAACTTTGAAGGGTAGTGTTGCAAACACTGCTGCTCTTCCTGCAAGTGGTAACACTCTTGGTGACTCATACATCAATGATGCAGATGGAAATCTTTATGTTTGGACTGGAGCAACTTGGTTTGATGCAGGACAGATAGTTGGTCCAGAAGGTCCACAAGGTCCACAAGGTATTCAAGGAATTCAAGGCTTAACAGGATTTGCTTGGGATACAGCAAGATTTGGTGCAAATGGTTATGTAGTTGGAGATATTGTTAATTATCTTGGTAACTACTACATCTGCATAGCAAACAATGATGCGTTAATTCCTACAACATCATTAGGTGTTTATTGGGCTGCATATTCTTTTGTTGGTCCTCAAGGTATCCAAGGTATTCAGGGAATCCAAGGTATTCAAGGAGAAACTGGTATTCAAGGAATAGAAGGTCCTCAAGGTATTCAAGGAAACACAGGTGATACTGGAGCAACTGGAGCACAAGGTCCTGCTGGTCCTAAAGGAGATACTGGAGATACAGGTCCTCAAGGCATCCAAGGTGAAACAGGTCCACAGGGACCTCAAGGAACAACTGGAAATACTGGAGCAACAGGTGCTCAAGGTCCTCAAGGAATTCAAGGTTTAACAGGAGCAACTGGTGCTACTGGTGCTACAGGAGCAACTGGTACTGCAGGTGCACAAAATCTTTATGTACAAGCCACTGCTCCAACATCTCCACAAGTTGGCTGGGTTTGGTTGGTGGTTTAATTGCCACTTTCATACTATGACTTATTAGAAAAACCAGATTGGTATCAATCTTTTAATGGCAATGCAAATGTAACAACACAGTTGCCATACACACTTAAAACTGGTGCAGGTAGAGTTGCAAGACAGTTTGTAAATGATGCACCTCCAGGTGTTGGTACTCACTGTATGGAACTTCAGCCATCACAACAAATAGAGTGTGAGTTAATAACAAGTCTTGCTGATGCATATCCAAGACAGGCTGGTCAAACTTCTATGGGTGCAACATATGAATTCTGGATTAAAATCCCATCAGGATTTACAATTACACAAGACTATAAACTTCTTTTTAGAGAAAAAGTTTCTTCAGGTAATACAATTTTTGACAGAATTGCGTTAAGTACTGACTTTCGCATTGTAGTTAAAGGCTCAAACAACGGTAGCAATGGCAATG